GCATATTCAGTTGCATAAAGATAAGTGTCATCACTTACAATATCCCATCCTATATTTGAATATTCGCTTGCTTTATTTTCGTAGTATGTATAACTTAAATCTGATTTTAATACTTTATAAATTCTGTAAGTAGTTGCAAAATAAATGTAGTCATCATCTTGAGTAAATTTTCTTGAGTAAGGTCTATAAGGAAGATTAACAGTTTGAACTACCTCTAATGTATCTAATCTTATTTTTTTTAATCTTCCATAAGGCGATGAATTAACTTCTTCAATTGTATAAAAATATGTTCCTTGATTATCAACCAATAAACCTCTTATATATTTACTTCCTGATTGAGTTATGTTTGTTTTTCGTTCAAGAATGTATTTTCTTTCCTTTTGTAAGACAATTTTATCATCTATTATCTCTGTATTATTGTGCGTCCCTGAAAATGGTGGATAATTTAAAGTAATATTCATATTCCTCTATACCATTCGTAAAAGCTAATTTTAACCTCTGAAGAAGTTTGTTCTTCATCTCCCCAATACTGTATTTCATTAAGTCCTGGTATTAATTGCCAAAACACTGTATCTGTGCTTAATGAATAAAATAAATTAGTTTCTGTTTCTCCACTGATTAACTTACAATATTTTTCTCCTGGTTTTGTGTATATTTCTAAAGTTTGTCCAGGAAGTATATTATAATTAATTGAAATCATTTCTTTGGTTGTTTTGTTAAAAAACTTAGGATTTAATAAAGGTCCCTTTGCTGTGATTAAAATTGGAGCACTTACATCTCCGTGATTAATCACATTTCCATTCCAGCCATAATACCCAAAATTAATAGGAAAGGTAAAAGGTAGTTTAAATTTTTTAACATAAGATTTCATATTAAACTCAATTGGGTTAAATGTAGAATAGAAGGGATAAGGAGCTATAAATCTAATTTGTATTTTTTGATATTTTCTTCCTGAACCTAATTCATTGAATGGTATTATTTGAACTGGTCTAACTTGTATCATTCTATTATTAGTCATCAAATAACCTTGCTTTTTAGGATTAAATATTTTAATTAGGTCTTGCCTCAATGAAGGAATGTTTCCAATGATAATTAAATTAATCGTTATCTCTCTTGCTTGCGTATAGTAATTAGTTTGAATATTACCGTCTACAAAAGGAATTGAAGTAAGTTCCACATTCTCATCTATCTCATCATCCCAATCTACAATCTTGTAAGGATTATTTAAAACAATTTCTTCATTGAATTCATTCTGGTATTTTAATATCAACTATAAGCTCCTTTCATTGTTCTTTGAAGTCTTGCAAGCTGATTTCTTGCTATTCTTTCATTGATTGCTTCAGGAGAATAAAAGCTAACATTAAAAATATTCTTGCTTTCGTTCTTTGTTCCTTGTTCAAATCCTTTAATCACATTACGCCCTATTTCAAAGAATACCTTACTTGGTGAACTAATACCAAAATTAGTTTGTATTCTTGAAATTACTTGATTAGTTAGTTCATCAATTTTGTTTAGAACTAAACTTGAGTCTGAAAGTCCTGCAGTTAATCCTTCAATCAATCTTTGCCCAAAACTAACTCCATATTCTCTCCATTTAGGTGTGTAAGTATCAAGTATCGATAACATATTTTTTTGCCCATCTTCTAAAATCAATGCTTGTGCTTCCTGCTGTAAAACTAAATCTTCGTTCATTTTGTCATAGTTTTCTTTTAGTATTTCATTTTGTTCATCAAATATCTTACTTTGTGCTTCATTACTTTTCTTTAAACCTTCTATTTCTCGATTAATACGATTGTTTGTATTTTCAATTAAGGTATTATAAAAATCATTTTGTCCACTGAGGAAATCCTGTATAAACTTTATTTGTTCCTGTTTCTGATTTATCCAACTTTCATATTGGTCATTCTCGATTTGTTCATTAATTCGTTTTAAAAGTTCCTGTTTCTTTTGGTTTATGTTTACTGAGTTTTCAATAAGTTTTTGTTGATATTCAAATTCTAAATTCACTCTGTCTTCATTTATCTTTTTAAGTTCTTCATTGAACTTCAATTCATTGTTTAGTATTTCTTCATTTGAGCTATCTATCACTTCTTGTTTGTTTATGTTAAGTTTTTCAATTTCTCTATTATAATCTTCTTCTTCTCTTGTGCGTTTTAAATTAATTTTATCTAATCGCTTAAATAGTTTTTGTCTTTCTTCTTCAAGGTCTTTTTCTGTCCAATCATAAGTTGATAAATACTTATTAAATGCTTCCCTTGCTTCTTGTTCTTCGATGCTTAAATCTTCCATTTTGCGATTATAATTAATTTGCTTGTCTAAAATCCTATCTTGAATATCTGAAAGCCTTTCTTGTAATCGTTTTTCTAAATCTATTTTTTTGTCATTGAAGGATTTTCTTAAATTTACTTCATCTGCATTTAATTTTTCTAAATCTGAGTTATATCTATCTCGTATATCAGTTATCTTTTTAGTCCATTCATTTTCAGTTTCTATATTATCTTCTGCATATTTTTGATAAACTTTTTGCTTATTTATTTCTTCTCTTTCTTTGTTTCTTACTTCAATTTCTTTGTTCAGAGAATTAATTAAACTGCTATAATATTTATTTATTTTGCTTTGTTCATTTTTAAAGAAGTATTCCGATAATTCTGCTTCTTTATTAAGGTTCTCTAATTGAATCTCATATTGTTTATTTAGTGTGCTTTCAAAGTTTTTAAGTAGTTCTTGATTATATTTGTAATTTACTTCATTTCTTTTCCTTAAAGCATCAATGGTTAAGCTTTCAAGTGTATCAAATATTCTTGTTGCTCTATATTTAGACTCATTTAGTTTCTCTTCTATTTCTCTTGCTAATCTTTCTGCTTCTCTTGCTGCATCATCTGATGTATCTGATATTCCGCTTGCAATACCACCACCTAAACTTACTCCTAAATCTTCTCCTAAAGTTTCTAATTCAGGTTCTATTTCTTTAATAGGTTTTTTTATTGCATCTTCTATTTCTTTCTTTGATATAGGTTTTGTTTTAAATGCTCCTGCTGTTTCCTTTTGTAATATATATTCCATTTCAGACATCACTGGTTTGCCAAGTGAACCTGGAGATACCATCATTCCAGGAATAGATGTTTGCGGTTTTTTAGCTGGTAGTTGCCAAGATAATCCACCTGTAATTTGTTGATTAACATTTGGTCCAAATATTTCATTTCCTGGTTTTAAACCAGCAGGATATATTTCACCCAGTCGTTTTACATATGATATTGCAGCACCTACTGCACTTATAAAACCTAATATTGGAGCAAGTAATGATGAATTTATAATTCCACCTAACCATTTAAAAAGTGAACCTATTCTTGGTAGTATTTTTTCTAAACCTATTAATGCCAAACCCATTTTGCCAAGCCAATCAACCACTGGTCCAGAGACAGCAATAAACTCCATGCATCTTGTTACAAACATTTTTGTTGCAGGACTTACTTTTGAAATATATACTAAGTAATCTTTTAAAGCATTTGTAATTCTTGTTACATCTTCTTCCAATGTTTCTTTTGCAAATGACAAAAATACTTCTTCGACTGCACCTTGAAGTTCTTGAAATACACCAGTTAAACCTGACATTTGTGTTTTAGAAACTCTCTCTGCAGTCCCTCCAGCATCATCAAGTTTGATTTTCAGTTTTTCTAAACTATCTGCACCTTGTTCAACTACTGCACTAAATAATGCTCCTCTATCTCCAAATATAGTTAGCATATCTGAGGTATCTGCACCAGACTTCTCAAACTGTCTTGTGATATCAATTAATGATTTTAGTTTACCGTTTGAGTCTAATGCTTCTATACCCAAAGCTTGAAGTCTTTTCTTAGCTTCTGCAGTTGGGTCAAGTAATTCTGAGATTACTCTTCTTAAAGTTGTTCCCGCTTGTGAACCTTGAATACCTGCATCTGATAATTTTCCTATAACTGCTACTACTTCATTAAAACTTAATCCTACACTTGAAGCAATTGGACCAACATATTGCAAAGACTCACCAAGCATTCGCAAATCCATATTTGCACTTGTAAATCCTTTTACTAATACATCAATTGCATTATTAAGCTCACTTATATCTATTCCGTATCCTCTTATGACATTTGATACTATACTTGCAGAAGTTCCCATATCTAACAAAGCACTTGAAGCTAATTGCAATACACCTTCAGAAGCATCGTATATTTCATTTACACTGAAACCTGCTAATGCTAAATTGCCCATTGCTTCTGCTACTTGAGAAGCAGAAAATTCAGTAGTGTAACCTAAATCTCTTGCTCTTTTAGTCAGTTTCTCTAAATCATTCCCAGTAGCACCAGAAATTGCCGCAACTCTATTCATTGCAAGCTCAAAATCTGCAAATGTTTTGGTTGCCATTGTTCCCGCAGCAACTATAGGTAGAGTTAATTTTAAGGTCATATCCTTACCAACTTTAACCATCGATTTAGAAACTGACTCAAGTTGTTTGTTAAAGTTTTGAAATCCAGTAGGTTTAGTTTGCGATATACCTTTATTTAGGTTAACTCCAATTTGATTACCGAACTTAATAGCATCTTGTTGAAGCTTATTTAATGCTTTATTAAACTCAGTTACATCAGCAGTTATTTCTGCACTTACTTCGCCTATTTGCATTTTATCTCAAATCCTATTTGCATTTTATCTCAAATCTAATCAAGTAAATTATCTTCATTGAATTCAGCCAATAGTTTCCCTTTCTTTTCTTTTAAGAACTGTGCAAAATTAGAAAATTCACCAAGACCTCTAATTAAAACTAAGAACCTTCTTAAGCTCATTGTTCCCATAGCAGTGTTTATATCCAAATTGTAATACCTTTGAAAGTCTGCTTCTAATGAAGCCCAGCCCCAAATTATCAGTCTTGCGTCTAAAGAACTTTTTTCGTTTTTTTTTCAGATAACAGCTTCCATTTTTCTAAAATACCAGAAGCCATTTTCCCTATTACAAATTCAAACTCTATTTCATTTTGAATTATGAATTCATAAAATTCTTCTCCAAACATTAACTTAATGAACTCAGGCATTTTATCTATGGGTATATCAACTATTTGTTTACCGTTTTCATTCCTTATGCAATTCCTTAAATAGAAAACATAGAATTGCGTTGGAACACTTGCAGGTATACTGAATGTTCTTCCTTTAAACTTTATTTTGATTGGTTTATTTTTGTTTTGATATTCCTCGTATGCTCTATCAAAGTCAATTGAATTTTCTTCAACTTCAGCCTTAATAGCTTCATCAAGTTTCCTATCTAAGAAATCAATAGTTTTTTGGTCTTCTAAACTTAAAGCAGACATCATTTCTCCTTTACACTACTGGGATATCTTTTGTTGCTGTAAAGTCTGCAGTGAATTTATAAACTCCATCACCTATTGAACCTGAATTTTCATAATTAGTAAAGTATCCTTCATATTCATTACCTGTATTGTCTGAGTAAATTCTTTCCAATGTTATACTACCGCCTGCTTTTGCTGTTGCTTCTAATAAATCTTGTCCAGCATCATCAACCTTTACTATTCCTGCAACTGAAATTGTTTGATTAAGAGATATGGGCATGTTCTGTCTTTGTATCATTTCAGTTCCTTCTCTTACATCTTCTGAGCCAGTTACATCAACTGTCTCTAATGCAGTTTTGTCAGAAAAACTTGTAATTTTTCCAACCACTACATTATTAACTTTTACTACTGTTTTAACAAACTTTCTTTCCATGAAAGTCCTCCTTTTAAAATTTTAAATTCTGTTCAATGTTAGGTTTTCATATCTAACATTAAAATACATTGAAAATTCATTGCGAGATTTTTCATCCTTTCCCAGGCTATGAGGATAGGTCTCGATTTCAATGAATGTTATTAAGGAGCCTTCAATATCTCCACTTAAAGCTACTAAATATGAATATATATTCTGTGCTTTAAGTTTTGCGTTATTGTAATTATTATCCCGTATTAGTATTTGAATTCCTGCATTATCAATATTTAATCCGTTACTTTCTTCTAATACAGGAGCTGAACCATTATAAATCGTTATACAATCATCAGGTTCATCTGGTTGAAAATCAATGAATATATCTTTGTTTATTTTCCCGACATTTAAACTTTGTAAATATTTAGCAATACTATCCGCAATCATTTATTCACACCTTGTGCAATCATCTATCTGAACTCACTTCTTATTTCACTTTTTAATTTTGTTTTTAAGTTCTTAACATGTCTATTGAATGGGTCTCTTAAGTAAAATCTTTTTCTACCGTGTTGAAAGTTTGCAGAATTTTCATGCCATCTTCGTGCGTATGGTATTTTTGGTAGTCCAGTTCCAATACCACCACCAAAACAAACAACTCCTATAGGTTTTGTAGTATGCATTCTAACCATACCTGAATTTTGTAATGTTCCTTCATCTAAAGGAACCTCTTGCACTGCATCTGTTAAAATATCATCAAGTATGTCTTTGATTGCTTTCCTTGAAGCTTTTTCCATTTTTAATATTGCTCTTGGTCCGTTCCAGTTTTTCCATTTAGTAGCCATTAAATACCACCCAGTTCCCAATGATGAATTTGTCCTGTAATAGGATTTATAACTGGTTCTATAGTTTCAATGTTTATTTCTTTATTGTCTACTTCTACCTTATAAGTTTTGTCACTATTTAGGTCTATGTCTGCTAAGTAAATTATACAAGTCAATGTTTTGTTTTCTTTCTTTTTATCAATTATCTGTTTTGAACTTGGTTCAATATGACATTTTGTTTCTAATGTATAATCTTCAATCATATCTCCATACTCGTTTTTTCCGTATTGTGTTATCTTACAATATTTTGTAAATAGTGAACTTATTTCATTTGGACACAATTATCAATCAACTCCCTTATTAATGTATCAGCCAAATGTAATTCTCTGGGTAGTAAGGAATAATTTTCATAGGTTGCAGAAAACTTTCCTAAACTAATACTCCTTACTACCCCTGTTGCTATATCTTTATTATCGTAAAGATAACTAACCATATAAGCTATCCATCGCTTAACATTTTGCCTTTGCATTTCAGTCAGTTCTGTTAAGTCTAATTCTTCAAGTTCTTGATTGAGATTAATTCTTTTATTAAACAACTCACAAGCAAATTGTATTCGTTGTTCAGTTGCTTCTGTTCCTGGTCTTCCTGTTATTAAATTGTATTCATCAGAAGTTAAATACATATTACATCTTTACATATTTCAGTATTGCATGCTTGATTTTAGTTGGGTCTGAATAAGTTATTTTAACCATCTGGTCTTCTGGTTTTGCAAATCTCCATCGTGTCCCTAATTCAAATAATACCTTTTTACCTTTTGGTATTGTAACTTTTGCGTCTTCTAATACATTATAATTTGAAGCTACGTAACTTTTAATTGTCATTGTTATATCAGTGCTTAAATCAGAATTCTCGACATAAATCAATATTCCACCATCATCTTTAAAATAATCTTCTGCTAAAATACCTTCTTCTGGGTTAGCTACAGTTGCAGAAACAGCTTTACTTGCTAAATCAATAGGAGTCAAATATTGAAATGAATTTACATCTAATATTGCCATTATTTCTTACCTCCTTTTATAAAAATGGGTTTTAAATCTTCAGTTTCTTTTTTTTCAATTTCAGGTTCTTTTATCACTGGTTCTTTCTTAATTAATTTTGGTTTTACTACTTGAATTATCTTTTTATTTGCCCATCGTTCTGCAATATTTTCATCTATATACATTGTATCGCCAATATTCTTTAGTTCACGTTTTCCATTTTGATTGACAATTGTTTGTTTTATAAACTTTACTTCAATCATTATGCTTCCTCCTCATAACAAGGAATATATATCACTATCAATTCTTTTGTATCATTAAAGGTTGCACCAGTTGGAGCAAGAATATTTAATGCTATATCACTTTTTGAATATGTTCCTGTATGAGTTATTTGAGCTTTATCAAATATAGTCAAAATTATTCTATCTTCATCGAATAATGCAGGTAGTCCTATTTTGTTTACAGTTCCAATTTTAATCCAATCTCCTTCAGTAGTATATGCAGGTAGGTCTGCTTTGGTTACACTTTTAAATGCTTTTGTTGACTCTATAGTAGTTGCCCCAGTTGGTAGTGATATTGTTTCAGTTATTGACCTTCCTAAGATATCAGTTCCATAAAGCTTTACATTCCCTGCAACAGAATTTGATTTCTTAGTAATTAATATTGGTCTTGCTAAATCAATATCTTTAAATTCAGTATCAATTGTTTGTGCTTCATTAGTAAGTGTTATGGAGTCATGCACAGTTTCAGCACCTGCAGATTTTGGAGCACATTTGAATTCTGCCAAATATCGATGGGTTGCACTACGGGTAGGATTTGAAAGTATCTTAATATAATTCCATTTAAAAGGATTGTATAACATTTCAATCCTCCTTAAGTAATTATTCCAAATGGGAATCTATTTGCTTTAACAGGTTGTAATCTATTGACAGGATTAGGAACCTGCCATCCAAGTCTCATAACAGCTCTAATAGCAAGCATATCTTGTTGTGCTAAGTTGTAAATTATATCTCCATCTTCATCTTGAATTACACCTTCAGTTAGTATTTTGAAAGTGATATCTTGTCTAATCGCATAAACTGCACTTTGAAAATCTCCACCTACTAACTGTGCTTTACTTATATCCCACATTCCACTTTTAACAAATTGAATGGGAGCTCCGAACAATGTATAAGATACTGGTCCTTGAAAACTTTCCATAAATACTGGTCTACCTAATGCATCTCTCAAATCTCTTAACTGTGCTTTGATTGTTATTGGAGCTACAAAACCTGTAACATCATAACCGTCACTTTCTACTGAAGCCATAATACTTGAAACATCCTGAAGTAAATCCTCTCCAGTTCCTAATGCAACGACATTTCCTGCACTTGTTGCTCCAGTGATTATATCATCTGGCCAGCTTGTTGGTGCTCCTGTTCCAAAAAAGATTGCTTGGTCAATTGCTATTCCAAATGCTTCAGTCAAAGCAGTCTTACATTCTCCCCAAATATCATAGTCAGCATCTTCAATTATATCTTCAGGAACTGGGATTATTGCCGCAATTTCTTCTGCGTCAATGAACTTATCTTCCCATGCTAATTTGGTTGTTCGTTTCTTGTCAGCTGGTGTATTAGTTGTTCCTTTATTTATGAAGCTTGCAGTTGCCAAAGAAGCCATTACTGGTATCCTTCTTTGTCTCTTAGACATATTTGGTAGTTTTTTCATTAATTGAAGTGCATATGAATATTCAGGAACTGCTTTAATAATTTCATTTGATACTTCTTGCGGTATTAAACTTGCCGCATCAGTTTGGTCTATAAAAGCCATCTCTTAACCTCCTCAAGTTTTAAATTTTGCTTTTACTTCTTTGCTAATTTTCTAATAATAGAATTCATATCGACCTGACTTTGAGGAGTTCCTTGATTTGGTGGTATACCTACCTGAGGTTTATTTCCACTCTTTTTAATTTGTGGATATTCCTCAATTAAACTTTTTATCTCTTCAAGTAACAACTTCTCAAAAGTTTCACTTGAAGGGTCGACATTCTCTAATTTGCCTTGCTCTCTAAGCAAAGCTTTTGTAAAGAGAGGGTCAACCTCTAATTTGTCTGCTATTCTACCAAAACTTTTTTCAAATGTCAAGTCTTTTATCAATTTATCTTTTTGTGCAATTACCTCTTCCAATGTTTGTTCATTGCTTCCTTCATCAAGTCCTAATGATTTAAGAACTTTATTTAATTTTTCTTCTACCTCTTTTGCTTTAGTTCTATATTTTGCGTTCTCTTCTCTTAAAGCTTTCACATACTCAATAGGGAATGTTTTTTCTTGCTCTTGTTCTGGTTCTGTATTTTCTTGTTCATTTTCTTTGTTTACATCTTTTTCGTCCATATAATCCTCCTTTATTTTATTAATTGTTTATGGTCATTCAACCATTTTTTTGCTTCATTTAAAGTGAACTTCTTTTTATCAAACATAACATTTTGCGGAACCATTGTTCCGTTTGTGTCTGTTTTTAATTTTCCCATTGTGCTTTTTACTCCATCTGTTATGTCAATCACTCTAAATGAATTAGGTTTAAATAGATTGGGTGGTCTCACTCTATAATGCCAATATGCTCCTGGACTTTCTTCATCCCAACCTCTTATCTCTGGCATACTACCCTCCTTTCTAATATCTTACTTATATCTTGCATTTACTTTATCTACAATACTCATTGTTGATTTGGTATATTCTCTGGGTTTTATAGATGTATTAAACTCTGCATATGTTTCTGCAAAGTATTCTGAATAATTACTAAGTCCATATACTGAAGAATAGTTTTCAAGAAACTCTTTACTTGCTTTCTTCTTATTCTTAATTAATTTATATTCCTTTTGTTTATTCATAAATCTTACATGGTCTTCCCCTAATAGTCTTGTTAATTCTGAGTCTTTGCTTGCTCTAATTTTCTTTTGCATATCTGTTTCAATAAAATGTCCAAATTCATGTGACATTGTTTGTGCTTCTAATTGTGAACCTGGTGTATGATAATACCATTTATTAACTTCAATATCAAAGTTTAGTTTGGTATCTTCAATGTTTTCTTTTGAAAAGTATTTAGGATTTACCCATAAAACATTATTATCTGTGTCACTCAATGCGTAAGCATCACTATAGTATTTAGTGAATTCCTTTTTTGAACATTTCATTAATTTGCAAGCATCGTCTATATCATCTGTTATCTTATCTAACTTAAGTCCTGATAACTCCTTAGCTCTTGCATATTCTTTTGAAATCTCGTTTACTACTTCATCAGTAAGTTTACTGATATTAACTTTTGTTTTTAAGTCCTTCTCGATATATTCAATTGCTTGTTCTCTTGTTTTTATATCTCTAAATCCTACCTCTATGTATTGCGTTGCTTTTTTAACTGTTTTTAAATCCTCTGCAAAACTTGCAAATCGTTTAGGAACAAATCTTATTTGTTCCCTTTGTGGTTTTCTTTTTAAATAGGGATTTGTATTTATGAATTCTCTTAACTGTTTCTGTTTCTTACTTACTAATTTTTTGTATTCCTCTTTATGTGTTAATTCATATGCAGTTTTATTTTGTCTTACTTCTCTTTCTAATCTTCTCTGTTTTTGTGAGTTTATATAAATTATTTCATTAGCTTTTTTTTCTCCATACTGGTCAATCAGTTTTTGTTCTTCCTCTGAATATAAATACTTAGGTTTGTGTCCTGTATAAGGTGTGAATGTATGTCTACAATTAGGATGAAATAAATGATTATCTTGTGCTTCCTGAAGTGATGGATATCTTTTATCATTGCCTGAGATACTTAAAACTTTTCCATTGTATCGTTGACAATATTTACAACAACCTAAATGTGAACTTACTAAGATTAAATCATTGCCAGTTTCTTGAAGTCTATTTAATTTACCTTCTCTTTCAGCTTGTAATGTCATAGTTCTTGAAACCATCTCTGAATACTCATCAATGGGAATATTTCTACCATTCTTTGTTGTGAAACTAATAATTCCATCATCAGTAAACTTTTGAATTAATTCATCTGTATACATTTGCCTTGTATATAAATCGCCTTCTTGAAAATTATCTGTGAAAACAGTAGTTGCAGTTTTGTAATATACATCATTTATTCCTCTTGTTATGTGGTTCATTATTTGGTTACCTACTATTTCTCTGTTCATCAAGATTACTCCTAAGGCTGATTTATGTCCTGTGAAGTTTTCTAAACCTACTCCTTTTTTAAGTATCTCATCAAATTCATTTGTGTCTTTGTAAAGTGGTTTTTGATTTAAGTTAACTGGTGTTATCTTTTTAACTGGTTTACCTTTTATATTTTTTGCTCCTTGTAAGTAATCATTAACTGCTTCATTTACCCAATTATTTAAATTCATCTCTAACATTTGTAAATCTTTACTAATTGAATATTTAAAGTCACTATTTGAGATTAAGTTCCCATTTTTAATTGCTTGTATTAAAATAGCTTTTAATCTGTTTAAAAACTGTATTAAAAACTTTTCTAAGTTCATAATATTTCATTCATTCTATCTATCTCTGCTTGTATTTCTTCCTCGCTCCATTCTGGGAATAATAATTTAAGCGAGGTATAGTTACTCAATAATTGAACTTGCCTTAGATTTCTTATTGTGTTTGAAGTTTGTTCTAATGAAGTCTTTATCTCACTTGGGAATGTTACATTAAAATCAACTTCTTTATCTCCATTATAAAATACTCTATCAAACTCTTGTAATTGCCAGAATAGTTCTTCTAATCCATCTTGCCAATATTTTATTTTTTTCTTTCTTGTTAGTAATGATTTCCCTTGCATGATATTTAGTGCTGTTCCACTTTCTGCTCTTCCTTCTATATCCATACCAAATGATTGAGGTGCATATCCTGCCCGTGTTGTTATTTCCCTTATTAAAGTTAATGCAGTTTCTTTATGCTCGTTGACTCTAATTTGAAATTGTAAAGGTTCTATTGGTTTATAATTTACATTTGCCAGTTTATTTTGTGTTAAATCAATCTTCAAATAAACTTCATTGTAAACATCAAACTTGCCTTTTCTTAATATCTCTGAGTCCACAAATATTCTTGCCATTCCTAATCTCAAATCTCTTATCCAACTTGAGAATGTTTCGTCTAAGGAGTCTAATAAGCTTATTAAGTTTTCACAGTCTGCCCTTCCCAAAGGTGACAAGGGATACATTAAGTTTGGTTTTAAATTAGGTATGTAAACAACTCCTAAATCATTAATGGGAATTATAATATCTTGCAAGTTTAAAACTGCAACTTCTTCAATCTTATTAATATCAACTTCTCTTCCTAAATTATCATCTGAACCTTCATATAGTTTATAAGTTATATTTAAACTTCCGTTTATGATTTCCCTTGTTTCAAATAATCTAAATACTTTAAATTCATCTTTGAATTCTTGCCAGAATATAACCTTAACCAACTTACGATTTTTGAATACTGGTATCGTATAATAAGGAACTGAAACATTTATTAATGGGTTAACTTCATTTGAGTCTATATCAATCTTAAAATATATTCCCGAGAATGCACTACAAAGTTCTGCACTTTCAATCAATATAGAGTCAAAGGAATTATTGTAAAGTATCTCATCTAACCTGTCTTTGTTTAGGTCTTTTTCACTTGAATAATTAAAGCTTTCTGAAAATAATAAGTTCGCATTAAGAATTGCAATATCATTCATTAAAGGCGTATGTATCATTACCCTTCTTTCTTTCAATTCCTCTGTGCTCCAAAACTTATCTAATACTTTATTTGAATAATAGTTTGCTAATTCCTCTGTATTACAGGAATACCATTTCATTAATTCTAAATCCTTCTCTGCAATATCACTCTTTAAATAAGGATACTTAAACATTGATTTCTCCTTTCTGATACTTAGAAGCAAAGAAAGATATTACTGAGTCTGTTCTATGGTCGTCTTCTTTTACTGGTTCCTCTGTTCCCTCTTTGAATGAATAAGCTTGTAGGTTTCTTTTTGTTTCTAAGTCATTTATTATTAATTGTTTTTTTTCTAAATACCATCTTATGACATTTATGCTTATCTTTTTCCAAACTGAAAAAGCAACTGGTATAACATTCACATTTTCGTCTCTTAATACTTTTGCAAGTTCAATGTTTGAGTCATTAGGATTGGAGTCTGCATAAATGTTTGTTATTTTATATTCCTTAACTAACTTTTTAATTTCTTCACATCTGACTGATAATTCTACATAGTTCCAAACAAAACTTTTCACTAAGTATATTTTTTCTTTTGTTACACTGAACAAAGATAAAACTGTTTCTTTATATCCCCAGTCAATTCCTGCTTCCATTATTCCCAACTCATATTCATTCTTATATGCATTTTCAAGTTGTTGATAATCAAATACTGAATTCCTAAATGAAGGTCGCTTTAGTTTATATTCAACATCTATCATTTGTTGAGTTAGTTGTTTTTGTTTTGTTTCCCATTCTCTTTTTGTCCAAAATCCTGAAGGTTCTAAACATTCATTAATGCACCACTTATAAATCTTACCTTCTCCTTTATCTATTATTTCTTCCATTAGCCCATTAGGATTGTGTAAAGTAGAAGAAATTAATATTTGTGGTTTAATGCCGTAAGCTTCTTTTGGTTGTCCTAAACTTGCTAAGTAAATATCTTTATCCATTTCATCAACTTCATCTAAGAATAATTTCTGAGGATGTGGTCCTCTTACTGATTTTTGAGAAGCAGTCAATATACTTACCCAGCTACCATTTACTAATTCATATTTTGTCTTACTTAGTTCTCCTTTAATTAAATTTAAATTCCCGCTTTCATACCAAAACTTTTCTAAGTAATTCATTACCTTTGATGATTGCTCAAATGAACCACCTAATACTGTTATTCCACAATTTGGTTTATGTATACTCATAAAGTAAGCAAGTAATGCAATCATCATTGTCTTACCACCACCTCTGAAAGCCCACCATATATTTGTGTCATTTTCTTCATTGTATACTTCCCATAAAGCTTCCATTGGGGTTGAATGTTCTGCACATATTTTCTTGTTTGGTATTTCTATTTTAAAGTTTGTATATATTAATGACCAAAGTTCTATCTTTGACTCTGGTCTGCAATTTTTAAGTAACTCAAACTCATCAATCTTGTTCATTGTTCTTGATTTTATAAATTAATTCAAGTATTTCTTTCTTATGCTCATCAATATCTGATTTTGTTTCTATTGTTATACTGCTTAATGTTTTCTCGCTATACTTACAAGCAATATCAAATACTTTTGCCGCTTCTAACTTACTATTGAATGTCATTAAGGGATAATATATTCTTGTTCTACCTTCTTTGTCTGTTTCTGTTACCTTCTTACTTGTTATATCCTTAAATGCTAAATCTTTAAGTGTTTCAAATCTTATAAAATCATTCTTCTTTGCATTTATTATTCTTTCTTGCAATATTTCTTCAGTTGACTGTTTTTTCTTTCTTTCTTCTATTATTTTTTGGTTTATTTCATTTACTTGTTCTTTATCCTTTAATCCTTCTGTTGCACCTATCTTATATGCTTCTTCCCAAAGATTTTGCCAACCTTCATTTTGTGCCCATAGTGATATTGTTGAATAGTTAACCTTCTTGTTGAACCGTTGTTGAATTTTTGTCGCTATTTGTCTTAATGAGTATTTATGTCTTCCTTTATCATCAGGTGTTAAATATAGTTCTTTTGCATATTCTTTAACTTCTAAATTATTACTCATTTCATCACATTTGTGCTTGTTATTTTTTTTGCTTTTGAATGTGAATAATCTTTTATCATTAATTTTAAGAAATCTTCTCTACTGAAATCTGATAATCTAAATATTTCTTCTTCTCTCATTCCTAATTCTTTTGATATCTCCTGTATAGGAACATTTGATTCTATTAATTCCTTTATTATCTTTTTCATTGGGTCAAGTAAATGTGTTCCCCTTGCTCTGTTATGTGTTATTGTCCCGTATATATCTTCTTTATGACTTTTATGTTCTACTATTACTATAGGAACTTTATTATTTAGTAAACTCTTTAAAGGTTCTCTTCCACTTACTAACCATCTATGATAACCATCTATAATAACTAAATCTTTTGTTACTACTATAGGAGCTGTCCAGCCATTATTTAAAATACTTCTTTCTAATAGCTTTAAGTTTTCTTCCAATACCATATTAGGATTGTAATCATTTGCTTTTAGTAAATCTCTGTCTATTATTTGTATTGTTTTAATTGTGTCTAATATATTTTTTTCTTCCATTACTTACTCCTTTTAATATGTATACCTTCCCTTTTTGTGCTATTTGATACCATATCAGCATACCATCCTCTTAAGCTACGTTTTTTAGGATCCCCTGTTTTTATTACTTCATAAATTTGTTTGTATTCTTTTTGTGTTAGCATAAAACTATATTTTAAAACAAACCTACTTATATCTTTTCTGTTTTGTTGCTGTAATTCATTAGTGAAGTTTCTATCATCTGAGACATATTCTAAAAACAATTTTTTGTAATCTTTATTATCATCTTCTTCTGATTTTTCTAATCGTTTTCTTTTTCTTGTATTTCGTTTGAA